TCCCCAGGGTGCGCAGGGTGGCCGAGGCGGAGAACTTCGCCCACGACGTGCCCGCGGCCGTCTCGCGCATCGCCTCCGAGCGCACGTCAGCCCGGCGCTTGTGCGCGAGACGGGCCAGCCACTGGGGTGCCGCGAAGATGCGGACGTTCCGCTCCCCGTCCCGCGCTACCACGTCGTAGCCGCCCCACCCCGGAGCCCGGACGTAGCCGTGGTCGGCCCTCACGTCCAGGCCGCGTCCGATGCGGCTCGTGGAGTTCACCACGCCGTCGGCCCACCGGAAGTAGATGTGGGCCCCGCCCGAGGGGGTGGTCACGACCATGGTGCGCGTGAACTCAGCCATAGCGTATTCGCGATGGGCCAGTTGCAGATCCACGAGGCTCGCGAAGCCGTCCACGCCCTTCTTCACGTCGATGTCCAGCACCCACACGCCCGACTCGGGCCCGCAGGCGATCCCCACGCCGTACCCGGCGTACTCCCCGGCCCACCAGTCCCGGATCAGGTCGGGGTCCGTGGTGGCGTAGTCGGGCCAGCCCGCGAGTGCGGGGGTGCCCATCCCGGGGACGAGCGGGAACACCCGCAGGCCCAGCCGGGAGCACGCATAGGCCGCGGCCCCGGGGCTCGGGGCCTGTCCCCCCGCGCTGGTGTCGTTGAACTTCACTTCCGCCACTTGCGTATCCTTTCATCGTTGGTCGTCTCGGGACCACCCTACCCGGTGTGGTACCGTTACCGGAGCGGGGCTCGCCAATCACTCGAATGCCGAACAACTACTATCGTTGTGGCGCTGGCGGGTGCTGGACTCGACACGGGCCCCGCCTCACCGATTGACGAACGATCGAAAGACGACGAACGGAGCACTACCATGAGCAACACCCAGCCCTATGACATCCTGTCCGAGGACTTCGCGGACTTCGCCCTGGACGAGGTGGAGGAGTTCGAAGACCTCTCCGACCGCACCGAGGTGGACGTTCAGGCCAACGGCCAGACCTTCCGCGCCAAGGTGCTGGGCTTCGGCTCCTCCTACAAGGAGGACGACCACTCGCACGCGCCGGGGATGCTCCCGCCCCGCGAGGGGTGCCCGTCGTGCCGGTGGGCGGACATCGCGATCATGCGCATGGACAGCGCGGACGGCCCCTCCTCCTACGTCCTGGCGACCATGGGCAAGTCGGAGGTCCCCGGGGAGACCCACCGCCTGAAGATCGTGTTCACGTCCAACCCGCGCAAGGTGCTCCAGGGCGTCTTCGTGAACACCAAAGGGCCGAAGTCGGGCCCCATGGACAAGAAGATCCCCGTCCCGAACGCGGTGGCCTTCCGGCGCGCCGCGGCCGTGGACGAGGACCTGGAGACGGTCCTTCGCGAAAACGAGGCACTGGTTCCCGACCCCGCGCCCGAAGGGACCTACCAGGGCTTCTAGGTTCCAGGGACCCCCGATTTGCATGGAAGGGGACGACGTGCTACATTCAATGAGTCTTTCCGGGAGAGGGTTCTCCATAACCTCCCGGAACTCCGGGGCCGCTCTGGTTTGAGGGGTGGCAGGGCGGCCCCATTCCCACACCCCCACGACCCAAGATCAACGACGAAAGGACAGCATATGAGCCTCGTGGACGACTTCGGGGTGATCCCCGTAGCCGTGGGAGCCCTAGTCGGGGTTGCCGCGGTCGGCGGGATCACCTGGTGGATCTACGGCGAGATCACCGAACCCGACTCCGGCACCATCACCGAGATGGAGCACGAAGAGGGGTACTACGAACTTGACTGCACGACCTACGACTACTGCGTGAACGAGTGGAACCCCCCGACCTGGTGCCTGTGGTACGAGGACGCCTCCGGCGAAGAGGGCGACGACTGCATTCGCGAAGGGCTGTACAACGCCCTGGAGGTCGGGGACGAGTACTGGAAGGGGATGAGCACCAGTGACGTGGGCTGAGGTCGCGAGTGAAGCACTGTTGGTGCTCCTCCTTCTAGGCGGAGCGTTCTTCTTCGCCGTGCTGGTGAACGGCTGGCCTGGAAGCGGGGACGACTGATGGGGTTCGACTTCCACGACCTGTGGAGCCTTCCCAACGCCGTGGCCGCCGTCCTGAGCATCATGCAACTGACGGCGTACTGGCTGGCGGGGAACAAGAACAAGGCCGGGTGGTGGCTCGGGATCGCTGGCGCGGTCCCCTGGGTCTTCGTCATGGTTACGTCCGAGCTGTGGGGGCTTCTCCCCCTGGTGATCGGACTCCAGGTAATCTACGTGCGGAACCTCGTCAAGTGGTCCCGCGAAGACAGCAAGCAGGAAGAAGGATAGAAGATGCCCAAACCCGGCAAAATCTACAAGGACCCGGACGGCTGGGTTGCCAAGCTCGGATGCGCGGTCATCATCGCGGCCGTGGTGAGCGGAGCCGCCGTCTTCGGCCTGCTCGTCTGGGGCGTGGTGGAGCTGATCCAGCTCATCGGACGGCTGGGCTAGCCATGAAGCTGATCTGGTTCAAAGCCAAGAACGACGGCCGAACCTGGGAGACCGAATTCGGGTGCCTCTGGCCCTTCTTCGTGATCCTCGCGGGCGTCATCGCGCTGGTCTGGTGGCTGGTGTGATGGGCTGGCACCTGTTCATCTCCATCTGCCTGGGGGTGGTGGGGACTACGGTCTCCGCCGCCTTCGGGACCACCCCCGCCTGGGCCGCCGGAATCGGCCTGATCGTCTTCGTCGTGTACTGGGTCCTCCTCTTCGGGTGGCGGTACATCGACGGCGGGGACGTCTACGACCTGTTCGACTGGTAGCCTCAGCGATCCAGACAACTACACCGATAGGAAACGAACATGAACTTCAACGACGCGATGAAGCACCGCATCTCGGGTGAGCTGGTCCGCCAGCCCGCCAAGCCGCGCGAACTCATGACGCCCGGGGAGGTGGCGAAGATCTTCCGAGTGGACCCCAAGACCGTCACGCGGTGGGCCACCGCCGGGAAGATCGGCTTCACCCGCACCCCCGGCGGCCACGTCCGCTTCTTCAAGGATGAAGTCATGGAGATGTCCCAGGGCACTCCAGCCGCCCAGTAGCCTTCACGGCATGACACGAAAGGAACCACGATGAACTTCAAGGACCGCCTGAAGCGCGCCGAAGAGGAGCGCAAGCGCAAGAACCGTCGCACCTCCGCCGCGCCCGGCTCTTACCTCACCGACCCGACGAACCCGGGTTCGGTGTACTACCAGCACCAGGTCAACACCTACCACGCGGACGGCTCCTACACGTCCGAGTCCGGCTCCGGCTACGCCTCGCGTTCGGACACCGACTACGGCTCGCGGGAGTCCAGCTCCTACCACTCGGGTTCCTCGGACTCCGGCTCGTCCTCGTACGACTCGGGTTCGTCGGGGGGTTCGTACGGTGAGTGACCGCGCACCCGGAGACACGGCCGCGTGGCCGTACACCACTGAGGGCATCTACGACGCTGAGTACGACAGCCTCTACGGGAAGAAGTTCCTCCGGGGGCTGTGGTTCCCCATCGTGGTGGCCGTGGTCATCACGGCGGCCCCCCTCATCCCGGACGGATTCACGGAAGAGTCGTGGAAGCAAGCCGCGTTCGGGGTCCTGTACGGGCTCCTTCTGGTGGCCTTCCACTGGACCTTCGTCGTCCGCGACGTGCGGTACATGAAGTACCAGGCCGCCGCCGCGAAGCTGGACGAAGTGCTCCACGGACGGGGCGGCCGGTGGGAATGGTGCGAGGAGTCCGAGGGCTACGCCATCCACTTCGGGGACGACCCGCACGACGAGGACACCGACGCCGACGAGGTTGGGGACACCGAGAAGTAACGGCGGTCACGTAGGGCCCGGCATCGATGAGGTGCCGGGCCTTCCGTATGCTGAAGGTACTTCTTCCGCACGTTTCTCTAGGAATCCGCCGTGTTGTCTTCGCTGTTCATGCTGTTCGGTTACCTACTCGGTATGGCCGGATCGTCCGTCATCCTCTACACCCCCGTCTCCCGCGTCCTGGGCTTCGGGGAGGACCCACGCCACGCCGACCCCGAGTCGTCCGCGGACGCCCTCCTGGTGCTGTTCGCGGTCGTCGTGGGCGTCTCCGCGCTGTGGTTCGTCACGGTGCCCCTGTACTACGCGACCCGCCGCAGGTTCGTCCCTGTAGAATGAGAGGCAGGCCCCTTCGGGGGCCTGCCTTCCGAAGAGAGGACCAAAGACCGTGCTCAAAGACGTTTCCCTCCACCTGGTGGAGACCTACGACGACGTGACCGCCTGCCTGGAATGGCTCTCCACCACCCAGGCCGACCGCCTCGGGTTCGACACCGAGACCACCGGCCTGTCCCCCGAGACCGACACCGTACGCCTGGTCCAGTTCGGGGACGCCCTCCACGGGTGGGCTATCGAGCTGGAACGCTGGTACGGGCTCGTAGAAGAGATCATCCGGCGCTGGCTGGGGACCGGCCGCCGGTTCGTGGCCCACAACGCCCGGTACGACGTGGCGATGCTGCGCAAGCACGGGATCGTGATCCCGGTCCACCTCGTGGACGACACCATGATGTTGTCGCACATCGAGGACCCCACGGTGTCCATCGGCCTGAAGCAACAGTCCGGCCGTCACGTGGACCCCAAGGCCGCGGCAATGCAATCCCAGCTCGATTCAGTCATGCACTCCGCAGGATGGACCTGGGCCACCATCCCCGTGGTACCCCGGGGCCCGGTCGCGGTCTACTGGATCTATGCCGCCCTGGACCCGGTGCTGGCGGTGCGCCTTTGGAACCACCACGCCCCCGCCGTCCTCGCGGAGGCCCCGCGCGCCTACGACCTGGAAGTGTCGGTGGGGTGGTTGGCCGACCGCATGGAGCGCGCCGGGCTCCTGGTGGACCGCTCCTACGCCCTGGATCAGGGGGAAGAGTTCTCCGCCCTCTTCGATCAGCTCACGATCCAGTGCAAAGTGGGGTTCGACGTGGACCCCAGCTCCAAGGACCAGATCGTCCGGCGCTTCCTTGAAGACGGCGTGGACCTGTGGAAGCGCACCCCGACCGGGGACTACTCCCTGGACAAGGACGTGATCCGGAGCGTGGACCACCCGCTGGCGCGGATCATCGAGCAACGGCGCAAGGTCGAGAAGCTGAACTCCACCTTCCTGCGCCGGTTCCTGGAGTACTCGGAGTTTGACGGCCGCCTCCACCCGAGCATCAACACGCTGGGCTTCGCAGAGCAGTCGGCCGGAGCCTTCGGCGTCATCACCTCGCGCATGTCCATGTCCCACCCGAACCTCCAGCAACTCCCCCGCGGCAAGGACGCGCTGTCCAAGGTCATCCGCAACTGTGTGATCGCCGGGGAGGGCAAAACGCTGTTGATGGTGGACTTCGATCAGGTGGAGCTGCGCATCATGGCGCACCTGTCGGGGGACCCCGGTCTGGCCGCCGCGTTCGCGACGGAGGACGACTTCTTCACGACCCTGACTCGGGGGATCTACAAGGATCTGGGCATCGGCAAGGACGACCCCCGCCGCCAGCTCACGAAGTCGTACGTGTACGCCACGCTGTACGGGGCCGGGAACGACAAGCTCGCCACGACCACGGGCGTGCCGCTGGCCGAGATCGAACAGCTCTCCCGCGACTTCGCCCAGGCGTACACCGGGGTGCCCGCGTTCCAGCGCGAAGTGCAGCGCCGGGCCAGGGAGCGCGCCCAGGCCGAAGGCTTCCCGTACTCGCGGTCCCCGCTGACGAACCGGCGATTCCGGGGCGAAGAGGGCAAGGAATACAAGCTGGTGAACTTCACCATCCAGGGCATGGCCGCGGAGATCCTGAAGTCCAAGCTCCTGGAGCTGGACGCCGCCGGACTCGGGGACGTGCTGCGCCTGCCCGTCCATGACGAAGTGATCGTGGAGGTGGACAAGGCCGACGTGGCGGAGGCGGTCCACATCCTAGAGGGCGTCATGAACGACGCCGACCTGTTGCACATCCCGCTCACAGCGGGCGTATCCATCGGGGACCGATGGGGGGAGAAGGTGGATTATGTCCCAGCCGCATGAAGACCAATACGTCCTGATCGGGTTCGACCCGGGCCTGACTACCGGGGTGTTCGTGTACTTCGAAGAAGGGACGCGCGACCCGATCCAGTACCCCCGGGAGGAGATCGCCCTGCACACCGCCGACGCGCTGAAGCGGTGGTCCGAATGGTACGGGCCCGGCAACATCCACATCGCCATTGAGAAGTACATCATCACCCCGAACACCGCGAAGCTGTCGCAACAGGCGGACGCCCTGGAGGTCACCGGCATGGTGAAGGGCTTCGCTCAGGTCAACGGCATCACAGACGTGCGCCAGTACCTCAAGTCCAACCTGAAGTACGCCGATGACCGGACGCTGGAATACCTGGGGTGGAGCATCCCGGGTCAGCGCCACGCCCGCGATGCGGCACGCCAGGCGTTCGCGCTCCTGAAGGACGTGGACCCCCCGCGCTGGCGCAAGATGGTGACGGATGCTAGTCTGGACTTCGAAGACGAAGGAAGGAAGACGCCATGATGAAGATCCTTGCCGAGGTCCACCCGAACCGGCGACAGCGCATCACCCTCCACGGGCTGACGGACCAGGGCTACCTGGAACAGACCCTCTGGAGCGACAACCCCGTCATCAAGCAGATCCCGGGCCGCAAGTGGGAGAAGGACGCCAAGCGCTGGACCGCGCCCCTGTCCTGGGGGACGTGCATCGTGCTCCGCTCCCTGTTCGGTGACCGCCTCGTGGTCGGCAAGGGGCTCGGTGAGTGGTCGCGCGAGAAGCGCTCGCGCCGGGATCTGGCGCTGTCCTTCCGCGACGCTCAGGCCCCCCAGGAGGGCTACGTGCCCGCCTCCGACCACGACACGAAGCTGTACCCCTTCCAGATCCCGGGCCGGGACTTCCTGGTGGCCGCGGGCGGAGCCATCCTGGGGGACGAGATGGGGTCGGGCAAGACCTTCCAGACGATTGCGGCCCTGCGCAAGGTGGATATGCTGGACGTGGACGGGGACGCCCCCGCCTACCCGGCGCTGATCGTCTGCCCGAACACGCTGAAGCGCAACTGGGAGCGGGAGGTCCGCCAGTGGCTCCCGGAGGCCAACCCCTTCGTCATCCACGGTTCGGCCGACAAGCGCCGGAAGCAACTGGCCGAAGCCGCCGCCGCAGACAAGGCGGTCATCATCATGAACATCGAATCCATGCGCCTCCACTCCCGCCTGTCCCCCTACGGGTCGGTGCATCTGAAGAAGTGCATCGAATGCGACCCCAACGCCGGGACCCCGGGGCTGAAGGCGTCCGCCTGCGAGGTCCACCCCAAGGAGCTGAACGCGATCCCGTTCCGCGTGTGCGTCCTGGACGAGGCCCACCGGGTCAAAGACCCCAAGGCGGCCCAGTCGCGCGCCATCTGGAACACCTTCCACGGCCCCACGGTCCGCTACCGCTGGGCCCTCACCGGCACGCCCGTGGCGAACCACCCCGGGGACCTGTGGTCCATCCTCCACACCGTGGACCCCCAGGAGTTCCCCGGCAAGACCGCGTTCCTGGACCGGTACGCGCTCCTCCAGTTCACCCCCTTCGGCACGATGGAGATCGAAGGGCTGAACCCCTCCCGCAAGGAGGAGTTCTTCAAGCTGGTGGACCCGATGTTCCGCCGCATGATCAAGGCCGAAGTCCTCTCCCAGCTCCCCGACAAGGTGTACATCCGCCAGGACGTGGAGATGAGCGCCAAGCAGGCGAAGGCGTACAAGGGCATTGCCGACCAGCTCGTGACCGTCCTGGAGGACGGCTCGCTCCTGGTGGCCGGGAACAACCTGGCCGGGGCTACCCGCCTCCTTCAGTTCGCGTCGGCGTACTGCGAGGTGGACACCGAGGACGTGAAGTACGACTCCGAGGACCCGACCTCCTGGAAGGTCAACCTCATCGATCCATCCCCGAAGGTGGACGCGCTCATGGAGATCATCGCGGACAACCCCGGCAAGCCGCTCGTCATCGCCGCGGAGCACCGCCAGCTCATCGACCTGGCCGCGAAGCGCCTCACTGACGCGGGTATCGAGTTCGCCCAGATCACCGGGGGCGTGTCGGCCGACGACCGGGACGCGGCGGTCCAGGCGTTCCAGTCCGGCAAGTTGGACTATGTGCTGTTCACCTACAAGGCGGGTGGCGTGGGCCTGAACCTCACGCGCGCGGACACCATGGTCCGGATGCAACGGGGGTGGTCGCTCGTGGAGCTGAAGCAAGGCGAAGACCGCATCCACCGGATCGGCTCCGAGGTCCACGACTCCGTGACGATCATCGACCTGGTGACCGCCGGGACGATCGAAGAGGACCAGATCGCGCGCCTCAAGCAGAAGGCGGAGCGTCTGGAGGAGATCGTCCGGGACCGGGTTAAGCTTCGCAAGCTCGGCAAGGACACCGCCGAGCTGGACGCGGAAGCCGCGCGTCTGGAGGCTACGGGACTCATGGAGGACTGACCCGTTGGGCGGTCTACGCTACGACGACCCGCGGGCCACTCCCGAGTACATCGCTCGGGAGAAGGCCCGCAAACGTCTCGTCAACCGGGACGAGTGGGTACGGAAGATGTGGCCTCGCGTTGAGGCCGAAGTGAAAGAAGGAGATCATGGCAAAGAAGGACCAGGGTCCGATCGAAGATGACGGCACGAAGCGGGGCTACTACGACGCCCGCCGCGAACGCCGTCTGGGCATCACCCCCTCTGACGAGGAGGTGGAGCGTCGGCGCACTGAGCGCCTGGAGCGGGAGCGCAAGGCCCGTGAGGACCAGGGCCGATGACCGAGGTCCGGCGCATCTCCCAATCGGAGATGAAGACGTTCCTCCGCTGCAAGCGGAAGTGGTGGCTCTCGGAGTTCCGCCGCCTCGCGCCCAAGGGCAACGACCCCTCCGGGCCTCTGAAGTCCGGCTCCCGCGTCCACGTGGCGCTGGAGGCGTTCTATACGCCGGGCGGTGAGGACCCGTTGGTGGCCTTGGCGCAGGCGCAGGCGGACGACTGGGGCGCCTACACGGGCGCGCTCGTGGCGCTGGGGGAGGTGCCGGAACAGGGCATCACGGAGGCGTTCCAGAAGGACTGCGAGTTGGAGCGCATCATGGTGGAGGGCTACGGCGAGTGGATCGCGGAAAGCGGCGTGGACGCAGGGCTGGAGGTCATCTCCACGGAGGAGATCGTCATGGTGTGGGGCTCCTCCTTCAGCGACCGGCTCGTAGACGCGAACAAGGGCCATGACTTCCAGGTCGTCGGCAAGCTGGACATGCGCCTGCGCCGTCAGATGGACGGGGCCCGGCTGTTCCTGGACCACAAGACCGCGAGGAGCCTCACGGACGCGATCCCGGGACTCCGCCAGGACCCGCAGATGCTCCACTACCACTGGCTGGAGGCGCAGTCCTCGGACAACGGCTGGTGCGATGGAGCCCTGTACAACGTGCTGAAGAAGGTGAAGCGGTCCAAGACCGCGAAGCCGCCCTTCTACGACCGGTACGAGGTCCACCACAACGGGGACGAGATCGCCTCCTATGAGGCCCGGATGAAGCACATCATCGCGGACATCTTCGAACTGGAGTCGCGGCTTCGCACGGCGATGGGACACATGATGTCGGCCCAGATCGCCTACCCCACGCCCACGCGGGACTGCGCCTGGGACTGCCCGTTCTTCACGGTGTGCCCGATGTTCGATGACGGCTCGCGCGTGGAGCACGCCCTAGCGGACGGCTTCCGCGAGCGGGACCCGCTGGCGCGGTACTCGGATTCCCATGCTCAGGGACTCTGATAGAATTAGGGACCGACGACGAACGGAGCAAGGACAGGATGATCGAACGAAACCCGCGGCACAACGCGTCGTTTCTCCTGTACGGGAAGACGAAGACGGGGAAGTCCTCCCTAGCCGCAACGGCTCCCGGCAAGAAGCTCGTGGCCGACGCGGAAGGGTCCTGGAACGCGTTCTACGGACGCCAGAACCCGAACAACCCGGATCAGCCGTACCGGGTGACGTGGTGGGACGACCTGTCCCAGCCGCCGCCCGACATGGAGGACTTCGACATCTGCGTGGTGGACGTGCAGCGGTGGGAGACCGTGGACACGATGCTGAACTGGGTGATCCAGCCCAACCACCCCTTCCAGTCCATCATCCTGGATTCGGTGACGGAGATCCAGAACCGCTGCAAGAAGGCGATCCAACCGGACATGACAGGGCTTCAACAACAGGACTGGGGCAAGCTCCTCGCGCACATGTCCGACCGCATCAAGCGGTTCCGCGACATCGTGAAGAACCCGGCCAACCCGGCGCGCGTGGTCGTCTTCACCTCGGAAGGGAAGCTCCAGCAAGACGGGAGCTACGTCCCGCACATGGAGGGCCAGCTCCGCAACGGCATCGCGTACTGGATGAACACCACCGCGTGCCTTCGGGTGGCCCAGATCCCGAATGAGGACGGCATCGTGACAGACAACAGCCCGACCGTGCGCCGTCTCCTGGTGAAGCCCCACCCGCTGTTCATCACGGGGTCGCACTTCGAAGACCGCTTCGAATCGAACACCATCGACAACCCGAACATCACGCACATCATGGGGAGCATCTTCCCCGGATTCAGTGAATAACGAAAGGATCACGACATGGCAGACCTGGAATGGGATGACATCGTTGCCGAAGCTGGCGACCGGTTCAATGTCCCGCCGGAGGGCAAGTTCCCCGCCGTCATCGAAGAGACGGAGGTGACCACCTCCAAGTCCAGCGGCGCACCCATGATCGTCGCCAAGCTGAAGATCGCGGAGGGGCCGCACGCGGGCAAGCGCCCGAAGAAGGTCTACATCGTGAAGTCCGCCAAGGCGGCGGGCCTCCTCATGGGCCACCTCAAGGCGGTGGGCATCGACGCGGAGACGCTGAAGAAGCACAAGCCCACCATGGCGCAGATCGCCGCGGTCATGGTCGGCAAGCGGGTGAACATCGAGATCAAGCACGAAGAATACCGCGGGGAGACCCAGGCGGTAGTCAACTTCTCCATGCGCCAGCCCGAGGGCGGGGCCGTCGCGGTCACCTCCTTCCCGCCGGTCGCTGCGGAACCCGCACCGGCCGCCGGAGCGTCCGCCGGAGGGTTCTCCTCGGACCCGGGCTTCTAGACACACGCGGGGGCCCTTCGGGGCCCCCGCCTTCGTAGGAAGGAACCATCATGACGTTCTGGGTAGCAAGGAACCGGCAGAAGCCGCCGGAAGAGAACGCCTTCGCACAGCGGGCCCGGCGCAACCGCCGCGGCCAGCCAGCCCCAGAGGCGGCCCCAGAGCCCGTCTCCGAGCCGGAGAAGGCCCCCGAGCCCTCGGAGGTAGCGGACGCGATGCCGGACCTCCAGGCGCTCCGTGAGGCGGCTCGGAAGGCCGCTGCGCTCGTCCACGAAGAGGAAGCCAAGGCGTGGTTCAACCCGGACCCCGAGGAGATCACCGCCGGGGTGCGGGTCGTCGCGCCGACGAACACGGAGCCGGAGCCCACCTCGGAATCGGAGACGGCCGCCATCCTCGCGGACCCCGACGCGATGGCGGCCATCGCAGAAGCGGAGGCGGAGAAGCCGCGCCGTGGCCGCAAGCCGTCTCCGGAGGTCCAGGCCCGCAACGCGCGCGTCCTGGAGATCGTCAAGGACGCCGAACAGGTCGGCATCTCCAAGCCCGACATCGCCGGGATCATGAAGGAGAAGGAGCAACAGGTCTACACCTCACTGCGCCAGCTCCAGGGTGAAGGGCTCGTGGACGTGCGCCACGTGGAGGGCACCGGATACCGCTGGTTCGCCCTCTGATCTGGGAGAACATCGAAGGAGGACCCCCGGGTTGACAGCCCGGGGGGACTCTGATAGATTACTTCCAACGCCGGGGAAACCGGCAAGACAGGACGACGAAAGACGGGTAAGATTGTCTTCGTTGACATACCTTCGTAGCTCACCGGTAGAGCGGCGGTCTCCAAAACCGCGTCAGACTAGGTTCGATTCCTAGCGGGGGTGCAAGGAAGCTCCGACCTTAAGGCCATTACCAGCCGTTTCGGAGCACGTTCGAAGGAGTCATGACCCTGAGAACTGGTAAAACCCGGGTGGTTCCGGGCGCGTGTAGC